GAAAATTTAACAATCGTGCATAGGAAAGTTCCTACTGCATACTTTGATATTAAGAATAGGGTACTTTGTTGTCCAATCCTCAAAGATGACCTTTCTCCTTATCTCTATGACTTATTCATGGGTCATGAGGTTGGACACGCCCTACACACTCCATTAGAAGGACTTCACTCCACTATTAAAGAAAACAGAACACTTAAAGGTTATCTTAATGTTATAGAAGATGTTAGAATTGAAAGAAAGATTAGAGACAAATTTTCAGGTCTTAGAAAGTCTTTCTTTAAGGCATACAATGAACTTATGGATATTGACTTCTTTGGAATTAAAAACAGAAACATACAAGAACTGTCTCTTATCGATAAGATTAACCTGATCACAAAAGTTGGTTCTAGAGTTAACATCAAATTAACAGACGAAGAACAAGTCTTCTTAGATAAGGCACTTGCTGTTGATACATGGGAAGATGTAGTATCAGTTGCACAAGAAATTTATGAGTGGTCAAAAGAGAATGAGACCAGAGACGAAAATGATGAATCAATCAAAACTTTGATGGACAATTTAGAGATCGAAGAAGATGATGAAGTTGATCTAGGTGAAGAAGATTATCCTTTTGAACCATACACTGGTGAAGAAGATGAAGATTACGAAGATGATGAAGATGTAGAAGACTACTTTAACGATCCTGATGATACTCTTCCAGATTTAGATGAAGAATTAAAAGAAACTGGTTCAATTCAAAACGATAGAAGTGGCGGTAAATATGACGATAAAGATGGCGCTAGAGAGTCATTAACAGAACATAATGCTCATAACAATGAAGATATGTTCCAATCAGAAGACAATCACATTAGAGTTCAAAAAGATTTAAAAGAATTTTTCAACTCAGACTTCATGAAAAATAATGAATTTGTTGTCTCATATAAAACTCTTTTAAAAGACCTTGATGAGTGGTTTGCGGAAAAAGAAAACAGAACTTACAATTCCTCTTACGACATGAAAGACATTCAGAGATTAGCGCTTGTTACTGCCAAAAAATTAGAAAACAGAAACAAAAAGTTAGTCATGCATATGGCAAAAGAATTTGAAATGAGACAGACTGCCTTGAGAAGTGTCAAGGCACTTACTGGTAAAACTGGTCAACTTGATATGAATAGACTTGCCAAGTATCAGATTGTTGATGATGTATTTAAAAGGGTTACTTATCTTCCAGATGGTAAGAATCATGGTGTCAATGTTTTAGTTGATTGGTCTGGTTCAATATCAAGGGAAGTTTGTGATCTCTTAGAACAAGCTATCATTCTTACAATGTTCTGTAGAAAAACAAATATACCACACAGAGTTTATCTTTTCTCAGATCAGTATTTAAAAGGTTTTGATGATTATTCGGGAAGAGGTTTAGAGTGTTTAGTAGAATTGTTCTCAGATAAACAATCAAACAAAGACTTCTACAGTGTGTTAAAACTTGTTTCTCATATCTGGAACAATTTTAGATTCGACAATGCTTCTTGGAGAGGCATTGATAAATTCTTAGATCAATGGAAAACTTGGTACAACGAAGACTTCAAAGGTTATACAGACGATAGATGGTTACAAATTCCATTTAATTATACTTTGCCTAATAGTTTAAGTCTTGGTGGTACACCTCTTAACGGCGCTTTGATCTACATGAGAAAACTTCTTCCAGAGTTCAACAAAAACTACAGCATTGAGAAGTCAATTTTGACAGTGATTACTGATGGTGAAAGTCATGAATCTCCAATACTGAAAAATACAGACGAAGAAACTAAACAAATTAACGAACAAATAGATCCAAATGATCAGTATTCTTATAGAACTAGACAGAAAAGCGAACTTATTGATCCATATAACAGAAGAGTTTATCTAGTATCTAGTAATGGGTATTACAATTTTGCAAGAACACAAAACCTATTAGAGTGGGTTTCTGACTCATGTAATACAATCAATACAGGTTATTTCATAATTAGTAAAAAAAATGAAGCAATAGACATACTAGAAAAATCAGGTGTGCCTGGTGGTTATAGAACTCATGAGAACGATTGGACAGATATTAGAAAGTTTGGTAAAGTTTACTCAGTCAAGGGTTACAACAAACTGTTTATCACTACTTCAAATAATTTATCAGTGCAAGGTGATGACGAACTGGACAACGATCTAATTGATGCCACAAAGGCAAAAATAAGAGGCGCTTTTCTGAAAAATCAGAGAGGCAAAGTAACTTCAAGATTTTTAACTAATGAGTTTATTAAGGAGATAGCATAATGGAAACATTAAAAGTAGATATGGATTATCATTGGGGAGGACCAAATGAGTACAGTAAATTTGCAGATGCAATTGCTGAAATAGGTCCAAGTCCGTGTATGAAGTTCGATTGTGAAAGAAAAAAAGCATGTGCGGAAGAAGGAGTTGAATGCAAGGCATTCAGATTTTGGGTCAATAATGGTTCATTGTCAACGATAAGAAAGGTCAATGGCAAGAAAACCGAAGTATCCATTGAAGAGGATTGCACAAGAATTTTAAGAATTTGTGAATAAAAAGGTTGACAGTAGGTACACTTTTTTGATAGGATGGACACATGATGAGAAATAAGAAAAACAAAGGAGGCTGCTTATGACTTTATCCGTAGGTGATACTGTGACCATTAATGGTCAGAATATCAAACTTCAAGCCAACAAGATTGAGTTCTTACAAGAACTATCTAAGGCATATCCAGACCAAACGGTCTTTTCAAAGGAAGAACTAGATAATTTTGGTTCTACTCCTTATTGGGTTTACTCTAAAAAATATCCTTTTAGGGCAGACAAAGATGCAACCATTTTTGATTTAACGCCACTCATGTCTAGTGGTTATAAATCAGTGCCAGTTCCAAAGGCAAAGATGTCTGTTGTAATTCCTGCAAAAAAACCCTCAAATATGCCAGTCGCTGCTCAGACTGAAACACTTAATGTCTTAGAAGACAATGTTAAAATTGTTCCAGAAAAGATGTCTAACTATGTTCCATTTGGTCACTTCAAAGATGTAGAGAATATCATCAACTCTAAGATATTCTTTCCAGTTTTTGTAACTGGTCTTTCAGGCAATGGTAAGACACTTATGATCGAACAAGTATGTGCTAAGTTGAAGAGAGAACTCTATAGAGTTAATATCACTATTGAAACAGATGAAGACGATCTAATGGGTGGTCATACTCTGGTCAATGGCAATATTGAGTTTAGAGAAGGTCCTGTTATCAAGGCAATGAGAAAAGGCGCTGTACTTCTCTTAGACGAAGTTGATCTTGGTTCTAACAAACTTATGTGTCTACAGTCAGTTCTTGAAGGTAAAGGATATCTGATTAAGAAAACTGGTGAGTGGGTAACTCCTAAAGAAGGTTTCACTATTCTTGCTACTGCAAACACTAAAGGTCAAGGTTCAGAAGATGGTAAGTTCATTGGAACTCAGATCATGAACGAAGCGATGTTAGAAAGGTTTGCGATCACTATGCAACAAGAATATCCACCAGTCAACATTGAGAGAAAAATTCTCTCTAAAGAAATGGAGTTGACTGGCGATGTTGATTCAGATTTCGTTGAGAAACTTGTCGATTGGGCAGACATTATCAGAAAGACCTACTACGAGGGTGCGATTGATGATGTTATCACAACAAGAAGACTTGTTCACATTGTCAATGCATTCAGAATGTTTGGCGACAAACTTAAGTCTATTCAAATGTGTATCTCAAGGTTTGATGAAGAAACCAGAAATGCAGTTCTAGACCTCTATTCTAAAATAGATTCTGGAGTTGATCTGAATTCAGAAAACCCTGTTGACGAAAAATCTAATTCAGATTATAATGATCAAGATGAGTATATTTAAGAAAAAAATTGATTACAAATATAATGAGGACAATCTCTTAAAAGAATTGGCCTCTTATATTGACCGAACTTATGATCAACATTACTCACTAAACAAATACCAGTCCACTGAATTTATTATTGACAGTGGACATGGCGAGGGTTTTTGTATCGGCAATATTATGAAATATGCACAACGATACGGAAAGAAAGGTGGAAAGAATAGAGCAGACTTACTAAAAGTTCTGCACTATGCTTTGTTTATGTTACATGTACACGATAAACAGGAGGCTGAAAAGTGATGAAAATTAGTAACGACACACGGAATATCCTAAAGAACTTTTCTACTATCAATAGTGGAATCAAAGTGAAAGAGGGTAACAAGTTAGAGACAATCTCTAATATGAAAAATATACTTGCAGTTGCAACTGTAAGTGAAGACTTCCCAAAAGAGTTTTCAATCTATAATCTAAATGAATTCTTAGGTGCAACATCTTTGATGCAAGATCCAGAATTTCAATTTGGTGATGTAAGTTTGACTATTGCAGATAGCAATTCTGCTATGTCTTACTTCTATGCAAGTGATGGAATGGTAACTTCACCTGAGAAGATGGTAACAATGCCAGACTCAGAAGTCAAAATTGATATCTCATCACAACTGCTATCTGATCTAAATAAAGCAGCTAGTGTTCTAGGTGTAAACGATTTAGTCTTAGAAAGTGATGGTACTAAAATGACACTCACCGTAAAAGATAAGAAGAATGCTACATCTAATACATTCTCTAGGATTGTAGGTGAAGGAAATGGTGTGAAATTCACATTCAATTTCAAAATTGAAAATCTAAAAATCTTAGATGGTAACTATGAAGTATTTGTTTCTTCAAAAGGAATCTCAAACTTCAAAAACAAAGATGTAGATTTAGAGTATTTTATTGCACTGGAACCAGATTCAAAATACAATGTGTAACATATATATTAAGTGTGTGAGTAAAGTTCCAGTCTCTGCTCTACTCTCGGGAGTGACTCAATCTCATCATCTTAGGGTGAGTCACACTCAGAACTCGGTGGGGAGTTCTGTCTTATGAAAAACGAATTTTTATTCGTAGAAAAGTATCGTCCTCAAACAATTGAGGACACGATACTTCCTAAATCAATCAAAGACACTTTCAAAGAATTTGTAAAACAAAATGAGATTCCTAATCTCATGTTGTGTGGTTCTGCAGGTGTCGGTAAAACAACAATCGCAAAGGCACTTTGTAATGAGTTAGGTGCAGACTTCATTGTGATCAATGGTTCAGATGAAGGCAGACTTATAGATACACTCAGAACAAAGATCAAAAACTTTGCATCAACTGTTTCTCTTAGTGGTGGTCCGAAAGTAGTTATACTTGACGAAGCAGATTACATATCTGCTGACTCAGTACAACCTGCTCTTCGAGGATTTATCGAAGAGTTTAGTTCTAACTGTAGATTTTTCTTTACTTGTAATTACAAGAACAGAATTATTGAACCTCTACATTCTCGAACAACCGTTATTGACTTTTCTCTAACACCTAAAGACAAACAATTACTTGCAGGACAGTTTCTTACAAGACTCATATACATCTGTAAAGAAGAGAACATTAAGTATGATCATAAAGTTCTTGCAGAACTTATACTCAAGTTCTTTCCAGATTTTCGTAGGTGTTTAAATGAAGTTCAAAGATATGGTGTAAGTGGTGTAATTGATAGTGGTTTATTATCAACTCTATCAGAAGAAAAACTAACACCACTTATCGATATGATAAAAGATAAAAATTGGTCAGGTATGAGAAAGTGGGTTGCACAAAACTCAGACAATGATTTCAATACATTGTTTAGAAAAATATTTGATGCACTTGAGAGTAGATTAGAACCTTCAAGTATACCTGCTTGTGTTTTACTGATTGCAGACTATCAACACAAGGCTGCATTCGCAATGGATTCTGAGATAAACTTTGTTGCTTGTTTGACAGAGATTATGTCTGAATGTAAATTTAAAGGAGACTGATATGGGACAATATGATGATAGAGTAAACAGACAACGACTTCTTTTAGAAGCAGAAAAGTGGGCAAAAGAAGTTGATGGTATACATGCACATTCAATCAGCAGTATGTGGTACGATACAAGACCACAAGATACCGAAGATGGTAAAGGTGTTATTGATGTACAGTATAACAGTGGTCTCATCAAAAGAACTTGTGATGATGGTGCAGTCGTTTACTTTGGGGAAGAACTCAAAGGTGATGATCTTGTTGCAGAATATACAAGAAGAAAAGTACCGTCTGAAGCAATGAAAATAATTAGATAATGACTAAACGAAATCCTTTTGATTTTGTAAAGTCAGTCTCTTATGACAAAAAAGATATCATGGTTGATGATATCGAAGAGAAATCATATCAACCATTTTTAACTAACAAAGCATTATCTTATCACCAAGATTCAATCTTTTTCACAAATGAAATGAATGTTAGGCATAGTCTGGATAATCGTCTTCAATACTCTTTTTATCTAAATACCCTTAGAAAAAGGCAAAGATTTTCTACATGGAATAAACCATATATTAGTAAAAAACTTGATGCCATACGAGAGTATTATCAGATAAGCACC